AATTATGGGTATTTATTTGGCAAAATGGAAAAGCTCAAGCTCAGGGTGGATATAATGATGATTTAACCATGTCATTTTGTATTGGGCTGTGGTTACGAGATACAGCGTTAAAACTGAGACAACAAGGGATTGAATTAAATAAACGTGCTTTGAATCATGTAAATAAAAGTAGCAATGTTATTTATACCAATCGTAATTCAAGAAGTGATTCCGGATGGAATTGGAATCCTGGAGATGGTGATCAAGATCTAACATGGCTTATATAATCCAGCTGGTTCTGTATTAAGTTATATTTATATAAAAATAATATATCTAATAATATGGCTTCTTTAAGAAAACGTCTAACAAACTTATTCAGCACTAATGTAATTGTGCGAGCGTATGGTAAAAACAAACTACGCGTTGTAGATACAAATAAATTACAAAGTGTCGGAAATTTATCTCACAGTAAAATTGCTGATCGATATATGCGATTACATGGTAGTAATAAGCATAGAGTCGGCGGTATGGGCGGTTATGACTCTAACTACTACATGCATCAAAACAGAATGCAGTTATATACTGACTATGAAATGATGGATAAAGATCCAATTTTACATTCAGCATTAGATATATACGCTGACGAGTCAACATTAGCTAATCAGTTTGGTGATATTATTACAATTAAAACCGAAGACGCCAGAATTCAACGAATATTACAAAATTTATTTTATGATGTTTTAAATATTGAATTTAATTTATGGTCGTGGATACGTAATATGTGTAAATACGGCGATATGTTTTTAAAATTAGATGTTGCAGAAGAGGTTGGGGTTTTAAATGCACGGCCATTTTCTAGTTATGAGATTGAGCGATGGGAAGAATTTGATGAATCGACTGGGGAATATGATATAACATTTAGACATATTTCTTCTGCAGAACAAAAATATGATGTTTTTGAAATAGCACATTTTAGACTATTATCAGATTCAAACTTTTTACCATATGGTAGATCAATGTTAGAAGGAGCGAGACATGAATTTCAAAAATTAACAATGTTGGAAGATGCAATGTTAATTCACAGAATAATGCGCGCACCTGAGAAACGTATATTCAAAATTGATATTGGTAATATTCCACCAAATGAAGTAGATTCATATATGGAGACTGTTATTAATAAAATGAAAAAAGTCCCACATGTAGATCCACAAACTGGTAATTACAATCTCAAGTTTAATTTAAATAATATGTTGGAGGATTTTTATTTACCAACACGCGGAAATAAAACATCTACAGAAATTGATACGTTACCTGGTATGACTTTTACCGGTATTGACGATATAGAATATGTTAAGCATAAAATGATGGCTGCATTAAAAATACCTAAGCCATTTTTAGGTTATGATGAAGGAGTAGAAGGAAAATCTACATTGGCGTCATTAGATATACGATTTGCTAGAACAATTGAGCGTATACAGAAAATTGTAGTATCAGAATTAACAAAAATTGCAATTGTACATTTATATGCACAAGGATTTGAAAATGAAAGTTTAGTTAACTTTGATTTATCATTAACAGCCCCGTCTATAATTTACGATCAACAAAAGATTGCGTTAATGAATGAAAAAATTCAATTAGCAAATACAATGAAGGATTCGAAACTAGTCTCTGATAAATATATCTATGAATTTATATTTAATATGACTGAAGAACAGTGGTTGTCTGAACGAACTAATATTATAGAAGATTTGAAACTGCGCTTCCGCCAAAATCAAATTGAACAGGAGGGTAATGATCCAACAGTAACTGGAGTTTCATATGGTACTCCGCATGATTTAGCTTCATTGCATATGGGAGTTGATTCAGATAATGAAGGCGGCCGACCGCCAGAAGGAATTAAGTCAGGACAACATAAAAACGAATTGGGTTGGGATCCGCTAGGCACAAAACAGATTAAACAGGCTTTTGATCCAGAAAATCAAAAAACAACATTCCAACCTAACCCAAACGCTACACGCAGAACTGGCACTAAAATGAAATTAGAATTAGCTAATCGATTTGCAAAACAAATTAAAAAATCTACTAGTACAAAGTTATTATTTGAAGAAAAAAATGACGAAGATAGCGGTACGATGTTGGATGAAAATAATATTTTATAAACTAAATTATATTTATTAATAAATAAAAAAAGAATTATTTAGAATGGCAAAAAAATTAAAACATTCAAAATATAAAAATGCTGGAATTTTATTTGAGATGTTGGTTAGGAAACTAACCAGCGAAGCTCTATCTTCAGATAAATCAGTAGCAATTGATATCATTAAAAAATATTTTGGTAAAAATTCAGAATTATCAAAGGAATTGCAATTATATAATTCAATTATCCGGGAGCAATTTAAATCAGAGGCTAGAGCTTTAGATTTTATTAAAGAGGCTCAGCGAGCATATTCTAAATTAAATCAATCATTACTGCGTAGACAAAAATATAATTTAGTAAAAGAAATATCTGAAAATTTTAAGTTTGAATCCCTGTCACGAGGGCATATTAATAATTATAAGGTCTTGGCATCCATTTATATGTTATTTGAATATCAGGAGTCATCTAATATTAGAAAATTAAATGAATGTAAAAATGTAATATTAGATCATGTTTTATTAACTGAAACACGTAAAACAACAAAAGATACTGTATTAGAGACATTTAAAAACCAAGGCAAAGACGAACGATTATTAGTTTATAAATTAGTAATAGATAAATTCAATCAAAAATATTCAAATTTATCGGAATCACAAAAACGTTTATTAAATAAATATATCACGCATATCAATGATACAGAAATGTTACGTGAATATATAAAACAAGAAATTCCTATAATAAAAGATAAATTATCAAAACACGTAAATAATATTTCAGACACAGTAACAAAAATTAAAGTTAAAAAGTTGTCTGAGTTGTTATGCAACGTGGAGAATTTAAAAGTAATTAAAGAATCTCATGTATTGTCATTATTGCGATATTTTGAGTTAGTTGATGAATTAACACGGGTACATAGTAAATGAAATCAATTTTAAAACGAATGAAGAATGAATTTAAAGATATAGTATCTGAAAGTAATTCTAATTATACATATGCGGGTCGACCCGTAAAAATACACAGAAATGGATCTGATACTACTAAATGGGAAGTAGAATTTATTAAAACTGGGAAACGAGTACCATATGCAGATGCAATTTCTAATTTAAAAACAGTTGAACCTAGATGGCAAGATTCAGATGGAGATGGTAATTGGTATGAAGATGAAGATGTGAAAGATATCAAAGAAGGTTATTATTCTTCTTCTCCGTTAGAAACTGTTATTGGGAGTTTGGGGTATAGACAAGGATTTGCTGAATTCTTCGATGACAATCCGGGTGCTGTTGATTCAGTAATGGAATGGATTATAACAATTAATGATTTCAGAAATCAACTAGTTAAAGAATTCGATCGAGAAGAATTAGAAAAAATGGGTATCTATGATTTAGATGAGGCAATGACTTCGGCTGATGCTGGTGCTTATATGACACCTAAGTCTTTTGGTCCAGCTGATGAAGATACAATTGAAGCATTGGGATACCGAAAAGTACAAGACGCGTTAGATAAACAATATGAGCGTTTAATTGAAGGCTATCGTCAATTTGCTAACGGAGATCCAAAAAAATCTCCAGAGAAAAAAGTTAAAGAAACAATTCGTAGTGTTGCTAAACGCCTTCGCGAAGTAGAAGAGCTAGTAAAACATACGGCTAAACTAAAAACGCTAGCTGGTGTTACCAGATCCGGTTATGGCCCCGCAACAGAAAAAGCATTAAATAAAATTTCGGAAACATTAATTAAATTATCAGAACGAGTTAGATCGTTAGGAGAATAGTATGACACAAGAACTTATACAAGATTATATGCCATTTAAGCCATTAAAAACTCTTAATGAGTCAAATGGTTCTAGATATGGTGTACCTGGGGGATACGTTGTGCAAGGTGTATTACAGCGAGCTGGGGCTAAAAATCAAAACGGTCGTATTTATCCTAAACATATATTAGAACGAGAATGTCGGCGATATGAAGAGCAATTTATCCGCCAAAACAGAGCATTGGGAGAATTAGATCATCCGGATTCGGCTGTTGTTAACTTGAATAATGTATCTCACAATGTTTTAAAAATATGGTGGGAAGGTGATGATTTAAAAGGCGATGTTTTAGTTTTAGATACACCATCTGGTAAAATATTAAAAGAATTATTTAAAGCTGGAGTAACATTGGGTATTTCCTCACGTGGATTGGGCAGTGTAAAAGAATTATATAGCGAATCTGCTTTAGAAGTACAAGAAGATTTTGAATTGGTATGTTGGGATTTTGTTTCAAATCCATCAACGCATGGAGCGTTCATGAATCCAAAGAGCATGAATGAATCGGTTACTAAAACAAAATCTTCAGCAGATATATATTATAGAACAAACGAAATAATAACTTCGATTTTATGCGAAGATGGCAAATGTAGGATATAAGATAATGTTAGGAAAAAATTTAAATAGAATTAAAAGTCTTTTAAATGAGACAGAAAAACAAACAGTTTTCAGTGATGCAGAAGCTCCTTTATCAATTGAAGAAAAAAAGAAATTTGCAGAATCATTATCTATGTATTCATCAATGGCGGATTCAATATCTGGAAATCGTGATTTATCTGAGATTGTTGAACGTATATCACATATGGTAGAAACTGCTGGTCGTATGGTTAGCGAATCAGATGATGATATGTTAGATAAAGTAGCAGAAAGCCGTCGAATGAAAATGGTAGAAGCTGCACTTAAAGATTTAAAGAAATCAGCAAATGAAATCATGATCCATGAAAGACGATGTCAAGCTGCAATAGATGATATAGGCGAAGGACTTAAAAAATATTATAGTGTAGATTGATTTTGATTTCATCTAAAATATTTTTATATTATTATAGGAAATAAATGAGCAAGTTTAAAAATATGTATAAAGACTTTTTTGGATTGAATGAACAAAACGATTCAAAAATGCCAACTCCAAAAGATATCGAAGCAATTAAAGCAACAACGGATGCTGTAAAAGAATTAGGCGATGCAATGAAAGATGCTGGATTAACCGAAGAAGAACTAGATGAAGCTCAGCTCATCAACAACATGACTGATTATCGTGGCGGGGTTCAATACATGTTGTATGATCCGGCCATGGCAGATAACGTAGCTAGCGAAATTCGTAATTTTGCAACAAAAAAGAAAATATATGTAATTGACTATAAACAATCTAAAGATGGTCGTTTTGGATATTTTCATTTTAGAATAGGGGA